GACAGGCGTCCATCGGCTGTTGCCATGTACAGGTTTGTGTTGGCAGACGAATAAGCCAACTCTGTGTCCGGCAGCAACGTCAACTGCCCACGGTTCCAGACGTTGATTCCCTTTGACCTGTGGAACCGGTACGGCTCAGCATCCGCAGTGTCCGAAAAGGTCTGACCCGCACCGTAATGCCAAGACGACTGACTACGCCGCCACAAACCCTGCGGGTTGATTGCCGACTCGCCAGGTTCCGCAGACTGGTCAACCGAGTCGCGCACACGAGCATCAAACTGCCTGCCATAGTCGCCAGACTTAGAATCAATCATGTACGGACGACCGTTGATAGCCACCGGAAACACATGCGGAACGAGTTCCGTTGCTCCAGTACCCGTATAGAACGAGGCGAATCCGTCCAGTTTGGACGTAAAGTCGATAAGCGTTGCGGCCATCTAAACCCGCAATGTAAGTGGGTACTGCCTCGTCAACTTCGCCTTCTCAGCGAGGATCCTGTCTCGGCGCATACGAAGAATGTTGCCAATCGAACCAAGGATTGCGCCAGGCTGAACTTCCTCCGCCCTACGCGTATCGCCCTGTGCTTCGACAAAGTTGCGGCGGATCTCCCTCGGACCCATTACACGAGCCATGACACCCATCTCCAAAATGTCTTCCATTGTTTCCGGAATCTTGCAGACCGACTGGATGTCCGACGTCAACGAAGCGGCACGAACAAACGGCTTCTTATAGCGGACCCGAAGCGATCCGGCAATCGTGTCCTCGTCAAACACAAGGGCATACCCCGACGCAAAGTCGGACGTCGGCAAATCCCGTTGAAGACGGACACCACGAAGAACCGGATAGTCGTCCGCCAGATAACGGACCCGCACATCTACAAGGTCAATAATGTCCGACGCACCAGTCAGGTTCACCTGCCTGTCATTGCCGTTGTACGACACATCTGTCGTAATCACCTGGTACAAGCCGTTGGCTGGAGACGCCAAATCGTCAATGTCCTGGTTCAACGCTTCAAACAGTGACTGCCTTGGGAACCTCGGGTTCTGTGTAACTACCGCACCTGACGAGTGCGACGCCGCAGTTGTCCCCATGTACCCGCGTTCCACAACGAGCGTCTTGGTACCCGACGTGGCTTCCCACACGTACATGAGTTCCTGGTCCACCTCGACGACCGTGCCAACGCGCAGACCTCCTAGTTCATAGGTAACCTGCAACGACGTCACAGAGTCGTTGATGGAGGCGGCCAACTTGTTCCGCTCCTCCACCGTGCCGGAAAGCAGTTGGCGCGAAACCCTATCGAGGAGTGCGCCAGCAGTACTCATCTACTTCTTAGTCTTGCCCTTCTTCATCATCTTCTTCCGGGCACCCGCAGGCTGAGCCGTAGCAGGCAACTTTGCATCGTTGAACTTTGTCGGCTTGTAGCCCTGCTTCTTCACTTCTTGCCCTTCTTCATGGGCATCGACTTGCCCTTCTTCATAGGCTTGCCAGACTTCTTGGCCTCAGCCTTCGCCATAGCCATCCCCTTCTGCGTGTAGGGAAATTCCTTCTTACCAACCTTGGGCATGTTGACTCCTTACGTCAGTCGGAGATTACCACTTCACCTTGTCAGCCCAGTACGCCGCCGACATCTTCCCCTTCTTGATGTTCTTCGCATGACGGGCCTTGAACGACTCCCGACGCTTCCGATAGGAGTCGGACTCCCCCGCCTTCTTCGGCGACCCCGACACCCCCTGCTGGCCAAACCGAATCAACTTGACCGTGCCGCCTTCCTTGGCCAGCACAGCATGGGACTTCTTCGCACCAGGCGTCCGCTTCGGCTTGTTGTACCCGGCGAACTTCTCACCCCTGTACTCGATAGTCACTTCGACTTCCTCGCCTTCTGACCCGCCTTCTTGGCGGCCGGTGTGTTCGCCACGAACTGCTTCCCAGCCCGCGACCCCTCCTGCTTCTTCTTGTTTGTCGCCGCCTTCTCCGCAGGACTCAACGACTTCCAAGCCTTCTCCGGCAAATACCTCGTCGTGCCACCCGAACGATCCGCAGGCTTCTTGTCCGACGTCTGCCACTTCTCACCCGTCCACTTCGACAGGCTCCGCTGCGACTTCGTCTTCTCCCCCTTGTACCCGCCGCCAGCCTTCTCATACTCGGACGCCAGCAACTGCGCCTTGCGAGCAGACCACTGCCCCGGCTTGCCGCCCTTCGACCCGGCCATGATCCGGTTCTTAATCCGTTCCCGCAACGCAGGCTTCGTATATGCCATCAGGACTCCAAGTAGCCGGACTCGATGAGTATGTCGTGAGTGTTCTCAGTCACATCGTACTCAACGCCCGGGAAGAACTCCTGCTTCTTCGTGTTCACCTCGACGACGCAGTGCTGCCGAACCCGCGCCTTGAACATGACGGCCGGAGCCACCACCTCCTTCGTCACCAGTTTCTTTCCCTCCGGCAGGGCGGACACCAGTTTCTCTGCGGCGTTCTTCCACGAGAACCGTTCCCTGACGACCTCCGCATTGTTCAACGCAAACGCCCGGGCCTGGTCACGGTTCTGATACACCCACAACATCTGGTTCGCCATGTCGTCAATGTCCGCTTCGTCCCACAGGCCGACCTCCGCCTGCACCTTCCGGGTCTCGAACACCCCGACCGCATGGTCCGCAAACTGCTCCTGACCTGACGTGTCCGTCATCAGAACGGGGACGCCCAGCATCATGTTCTGCAACGGAATCAGACCGAACCCCTCGCCGCGCGACGGCGCGATGAAGCAGTCCGACTGGTTGTAGAAGTCCCGTTCCTGATCCATGTCCATCCAGTAGCGGATGAGACGTACGCCGGGAACGTCGACGGCCTTCGGCGTGTCCGCCGCATGTGGAGCCGCCTTTACTAGCAGTTGGGCGTCGTTCAACCCAAGACGTCTAAACGCCTCGATGGCCAGATCCAGTCCCTTCCGCTTCCACAGCGACCCGCCGCAGGTGAACGTGAACAGGTCGTTTTCGTACCGGTCGTACGGCTGCCACCATTCCGGATCCGCACCCAACGGGACATGGACCACGTTCGGATGGTGCTCCCCGAACACGGCGATGTTGTGCTCGCAGGGCACGATGATCTGGTCGTACTGGGACATCCAACGGACGAACCGGGGAGGCAGCGTGTCCGTTTCCCACATGGTGAACGCAGCCCTGTGCGCCCCCTTCAACCAGCCCTTCGACGCAAACGGGACCGACATGAGCACGTCGACCGACGCCTTCTCCGAAATCTGGACTCCGTCCGGAACTGCCGACAGGAACCCGTTCAGCATCGCCCCATAGCCAAACCGGCTGTCCGTGAACCCGTTCCAGTTCTGGAAGTTCACTTGCCCTCCGGCGGCCAGCAGTTGCCCGGCTTCATGCCCCGGGTCATGATCATCTGCTTGGCCATCCGGATCCGTGCCATCGCCACCTCATAGTTCCTGACACGCGAATGCTGGTCGGCATGGAGCGTGTAGTTCTGCCTGACCCGCTCAGTGAACCTGACCTGGATCCCGGCGTCACGCCACTCCAAAGCCTGAACCCAGTCAGGCCACTCGATCGGCCTGTACGGAAAAGCGAGGAACACGTCCCGCTTGATGATCTGATACCCGGACAACGGATACCAGTCCTCGTTCAGGATGTTCATCCACTTCTCCTGGCGCGGCTTCATCAGCGTGCCGTTGCTATCCAACGCCCACGACGCCTCCACATCTCCAGACATGTCAATGTCCTGAAGCGCGTCAGGTGGAAGCGTGTCATCCAACGCAAGACCACACAACCATTCAGTTTCGACTGCCCTAGCGGCACCGTTGAATGCTTCCCAATGGTATGGCTGCTCGGCACGTACCTGCTTGAAATGGGAAGGCAACGGCAGTTCCCGATCCGTGGCAACCACGATTTGCGCAGGGGCAGGATCCAATGCAAGAATGGATGCGAGCCACCGGTCACCCCAACGCTCGAAGTACTCGGCCCCCCACGACGCCCCGATAAGCGTCAGGTTGTCGACGATCACTTGGGAATACCTAAGCCGGTTTCCACCTGCCACTTGTAATCGGCACGGCTCTCCACCTTCGCGGAACCGTCGATGGCCTTCGGCTGCAAACCCTCCGACCTCAAACGCTTATACGCGTCGAGATCCTTCTCCAAGACCCTGTCCTTCTGATTGATGGTCGCAGCCCTCGACCCACCACGACGACTTGGGGTTGCGGAGGCTGCAATCGACAGGCCGGAAACCTTGCACCCGAAACAGCCCTCTACATCCAAGTTGGGATGAACTCTCCGATGAATCATTAGGAAATGTACGCCCCGTATCCAGCAGCAGTGAGAGACGCAACCTCATCAGCATCAACCGGATTTGCGTGACCACCAAGATAGATCTTGCGGATCTGCCCCTCATCCCGCTGGTCTACTTCCGAGTAGGTGCCGTCAGTGAGCAGGTACACATTCCTGCCACGAGGCTCCGGGTCAAAGAAACGCCACAAACGGCGTGCCACTCCAAAAACGAACGCATCCCCATACCTTACGAAATCGTCGGTAGGAGGAGTAAACGTAGCCATCTCAGCAAGTGGGGGGCCGACGGGTGGAGGTAGACCGCCGACCCCCCATGCTTACTGTATCAGGAGTACTAGACCCCGATGCTGGAAGCCGACTCGATACGGCTGAGCGACTCCTCACGGAAGCGCCCATAACCGCCAAGCCAGTACCAACCCGTCGGGTTGAACCGACGGAGGACGTCCACAACGGGACCCTGGATCACGCGGGGGAACGGACCATTGCCGTCCACCATCGAGTATGCCTTCGCCAGCGACTGGCGGCCCGTAATGTGCGTGCAGTACACGTCCACCGTGGCCGACGAACCCGTCGACGAACCCGAGCCATCCGACGCATTGGCGAACACCTTGGCTCGCGGCGTCTCAATGAACCGGACCGCCTCAAACGTGCCGATCTCACCGTTGTAGATGTTCTCGGTGTCCACCTGCACGTGCGGCGCGTTCCACGACGCATTGCCGGTCTCACGGCGCAGGTCATAGGACACGTCCGGGTGAATGAACCCAAGGTAGTAGCCGTTGAACGTCACGACGCTCTTGGCACGCAGCG